CGCAGGACAATAAGAGTTTAACCGTAGCTCTTCAAGGTGAAGAATCCGAGATTGAGGGACACGAGGGACTTGCTAGACCATGGAACATGGTCCGGGCGCCTAAACAGGCGTAGCGGCAATTAAGCCATCCCGAAGTGTATAAATCAAGGACACGTAACAGCGGGGCGAACACAACCTTTCGGTGCGAAGCGACGCGATAGGATCTTCCAACTCTTCTGAGATTTCCGTAAAATCTGGATGGGGTCCCGGAGGACCGTACGGACTATCAGAGAAGGGACAAGGTAGTAAGTACTCACATCAAGAAGACCAATATCGTCCTCGGACATATCATATTGTGTGTGAGACCCTCTCCTGTTGCGGTAAGGAAGTAGTGAGGTCCAAGTAGAACGGACCGAAAGCGGAACATCGGTAGGGAGAGTAGAGAAGTGGAATTGATCAGGATGATCTTCTATAAAACGAAGGGCTGTAGATTCCCACGGTTTTGGACCGTAAAGGAACTGGGGTGAATCAATATCACCATCCCAATCTGGGTCCTCAATAGGCCGCAGACCAACACCACCGAATTTAGTAGGAACATACCACGGAAGATCACCGAGTGAATGAAGGATTTTGTGGTTCTCACGAAGAAAACCACGATGAACCAGGACACGGAGATCCGGGGGGCACATCTCAATGAGAGTATGATGCCGAGATCCGAGAGAAGCATGACGAGAGTCAATGACAAAAATGTCACTCTGCGTCGATGTCTCAGCTGAACGCTGCATTCCACACATAAGACCCATATTAACATAGGGTATATGCGAGAATTCCGAATCTTCAAAATTCCATTCATAAGACGTCGAATTGATATTAGCATAAGTGGGGTGAGAGTAAACTTTACCGAGGGAAGGAATAAGACCTCCAACAACAGCGTACTTACGCCAAACTTCATAGAAGCAAGGGGGAGCACGAACAAGTCCATCATCACCATTCACAAGAGCAGGGATACGAAACAAAGAAACGCGACGGCCAGTAGCAAGCTCATAAGAGCGACGTATGGCAGCCATATTAACAATACAGAGGACTATAAAGGACATAACACTGCCCATTAACTGTCCCCATTCTTGAGTATGGCGTTCTTTTGTATTGGTATCTTTCATATCAGAACGATGAAATCGCTCAGGATAATCTATAACATGACCGGTGAGTGCAGCCTTAAAATCTGCCGCAAGATCAACCGGGACATCCAACAACGAACATAATGACTCTACACAGGCTTCAGAAAGAGTAGGATTCAAATTATCAGTGGCACCCTCATAATCAAGAGAGTGCCAGATGTCAGAAACATCCCCCTGAGGGGCAAGACGAGAAGAAAAGAACTTATTAAGAAACCCGGCCGAGACAGTTTGCCGAGTGAGCCGAAAACATTGAAACCTACCAAGCAACTTGGAGAGGTACTTCTGTAATGGCTTAAGAAGGAAGTATTTGAGACCGGGACCCTTAGAGATCACACGGATCTTCAGAGCCTCAGCCAAAGCAACGAGGGAGACTGGAAAGTCCTGACCTCGAGCCCTCCTTCTTACCGCCTCATACACAGACTTAT